TATTTAGGGGGAATAATTTATAATCCTATTTTTGCTAAAGTGGTTAAAAAAATTAGAAATCTAAAAAGATATAAGTCTTTAATTGACAACCATTTAGGCAAATCTTGAAAGAAATTTTAATTTTATTGTTGACTTTTTGAGAGGAGGTTGGTAGGATATAACTATGAAAATAGGCAAGTGGCAAATAGGTTGGTTTGGATTTAAAACTGGGTGGAATTATTGGGGCAGACCTTTTTGTAAAAGTTATTGTTTCTACCTTGGCCCTGTAACCATTTATTTTTATTGAGAGGCAATGAAGGAGTAAAATAATGCGTATAGTAAATGACCTTAATTTCCCCCCCGCATATATGAAAGCCATCGAGGGCCAAGACCCGAACTACAAACCAGACCCACAACGAATCGGCGTAACAGCTTTAATAGATAGCCCACAAATCAGGCAATTAACCCTAAAAGAATGGGATAATATAGTTGTCCCCGCTTCGGATTATTTTACAGGCTTTCTTGGACAAGCAATGCACTCTGCATTTGAGAAGCACATCCCCGATGGTTGCATGGCTGAAAAAAAGTGGGAAGTAAGGGTTGGTGATTTAACTCTTGTTGGAAAGGCCGATTTAACCAACAGAGGAATAGGGGACTATAAGTTGATGTCTGGCTGGAGTTGGGTGTTTGATAAAGAAAAGCATTTTGAGGAACAGTTGAACATTTTAAACTGGCTCAGGATAAAATCGGGTGATAAACCCGCCGAGTTTCTAAGAATTTTTTGTTTTATCAAAGACTGGACAGAATACCAGACCCGCAACAAAGACTACCCCCAGCAGAGATATTTTCAAACAGACTTAAAAATCTGGCCTCTGGAAGAAACAGACCAGTTTATTCAGTCTCGGCTGACTTTACACAGACAGAAAGATTATCAATGCAATGATGAGGACAAGTGGTGTCGAGTCGAAAAGATAGCAGTAATGCAAAAAGATAGGAAAAACGCTGTTAAACTCTGTGATACCTACGAAGAAGCAAATAAATATATTTTGGAATACAACTTGACAAAGGGTGTAGCAAGTGGTATAATAAGACTTGTGCAGCGAAAGTCGGAATGTAGGCGGTGTTTGGGGTATTGCGGTGTGCGGTCGGTTTGTCCCTTTGCCCTAAGTTTGGAGAAGAAAAATATTTAGTATTGAAGGAAAAAGAAGATGCCAAATAGCATATATTGTATGAGAAAGAAATGTATATGGAGAGATAAAGATGATGGAAGATGTGTTAATCCAACAGAAATACACCTTATAAAACAAATGGCATATCAAGAGAATGAGTGTCTTCCTGACTGGTCATTATTAGATTGTGTAGAATATAATGAAATGCATAATCCAGATTCGCTGTAAACAATGCGGTGAGAGATTTTTTACCTCTGACCCCAAAGCAATAGGGAGTTTTGAGCAGGGAATTCCTATTGATTGCCATAGGTGTTCAGAAATAAAGGAGTTACAAGAAAGTGGACATACAGAATTTAAAAATTAAACAAAATCTCGATGGATGGTATATTACTTCAACGTGGGATATTTACCTTTTTGCTGATTTAACTTTAATGAATTGGGACATCAAGAGAAAAAAGATTGGAATTGAAAATACAAAGAAACTTGTTTATTATAATACAAGAACACAAGCAGAATTAACTTTACAGAAATTTTTGGAGAAAAATAAAATGAACATTAAAGAACGGCTCGAACAAAACAAAATTGACACAGAAAGGTTGTTAGAGGAAAAAGAGAGGTTGGAGAGGGAGTTGCTTTTATTGAAAGAACAAGAGAAGGTAGTTTTTAAGGCGGGGGATGTTATAGAATTTCACGGAAGTAAAAGAATTGTGGTTAAAGTAGATGATAAATTGCATTGTTTTGATGGCAGTGGATACCAATGTGGAATAGATGATACAAAAGATGGAACTTTCAAAGGGTATGAATATAAAAAGATAGGGGAATTGAGAAATATATTATGAAAGCTAAGTTTTATGGTGTGGTGAAAGATGGCAAAGTAGTTTGGGACAACCCTGACATCTGCAAACTTTGGATTAAGAGGTTGGAAAATAAGCGAATTGAGGGAACATTCCAGAAAGAACAAGAGGACGGCACAGATTCCCAGCGTGGATACTACTTCTCCTGTATTGTCCGTGCAGCCGTGAATGAGGGGGATTTTGCCGGTTGGGTAGCAGATGAGATTGATGGCTATTTATGCAAAAAGTTTTTAACTATTGACAAGGGAACACCGAAGGAACGAATACGCAGCCGTTCAAGCGGGGCTTCTTTTACTAAGGAAGATTGGTCGGAATTGATTGATAAAAGCATAATGGATATGGCAGAACACGGGGTAATTGTGCTTCCGCCATCAAAATTTTGGGGAATTAAAAAATGAAGAAAGATGATTTTGGAATTTATAATAGCAAACTCTGTGGTTGGTATATTACGAATGGAAAATATCTTTGGAAAGATTTGACTTTACATAAGTTGACCTTTGAAAAGGGGGATGTTAAAGATGCCACTGGCTACTACCACTCAAAACAAGAAGCAGAAGAAACCCTCAATAAATTTTTGGAGACTAAAATGTTAAAAATTGGTGATAAGGTAAAAGTCTTAAAAAATGCAAAACGTGGTGCTTATCCGGGGCGGGTTGGTGTAATACAGTGTAAATGTGAATATGAAGGATATGATTGGAGAGTAAAATTTGTAGAACCCTATATTACAAACAATACATTTTTAGAATATGAACTTGAAAAAATCAACGAGTTACCAACTCAAGAAGAAATCATAGAGGCAGCAAAAGAATCAGATGAAGCGGCTTTGGAAATTTCAATCAGAAAGTGGGAAGTATTGTCTGAAATGTCTGATGAAAAACTTAAAAAATTGACAGGATTATATGTTGGTGATACTACTTGTGGTTTATGCCAAAGAAAGAAATATCTTAACAGGGATTCGTGTAATGGGTGTTGTTTAGAATATGAAAATAATTGTTGTAAAGAGTGGGTAATTTGCAGACACAACTTTATAAACCAAAATTACCCTGAGTTTAGAAAATCAGCTAAAATATTAACTGAAAGATTGGAAGCGGAGTTACAAAAAGAAAGGGACAAAATGGGAACAAAAGATAGTAACATAAAGGAACGACTGGAGCAGAACAAAATTGATACCGAAAGACTTCTGGAAGAAAAGGCAAAACTGGAGAAACAACAACTTGAAGAATCAAAAAAGAAACCCCTAAGAAATGGTGATTATGGTAGAAATGATACTGGAACACGGCTTTTATTTCTTGCCCCAAGGAATGAAAAAATGCACAGCTATTCAAGGGAGGGTCATTTTGACGGAAATGCCGACGATTGTTTATCTTACTACACGGTTCTTGGAAACATATTTGATGATTTAGAAAATAAGAAAGGTGGTATGTAATGGACATTGAAGAAAGATTAGCACAAAATAAGAAAGACATAGCAGCACTTGAGGTTGAAAAGAAAAAGTTGGAAGTGGGATTAGAAAGGCAGAAAGAACCACAACACGGGGACTTTGGATATTATGACCTTAAATTTCAAGGGAAAAGAGACCCGATTGTGTTTCTTAAAGTACGTGATAAAATTAAAGCATACAACAATAGTTGTCAACTTGGGGATACCACGTGGAAAGTAGAAATAGTTGGAAACATTTTTAAAGGAGATAGAATATAATGGCTTTTGAACCAAGAGACAATAGTGGGGTTCTCTTTAAGAACCTCAAAAAAGAGACAGCGAAGCATCCTGATTACACAGGAAATTTGACCATTGAAGGAACAACTTACCGTCTTGCCGCTTGGCTTAAAGAGGGAAAGAAAGGCAAATTCCTCTCATTAGCGGTGTCGGAAGATACCCGAACAAAAGGGCAACAAGCAGAACCAGACAGTTCGGACATCCCGTTCTAATGCCCTAAAACCCCTCAAGATGCGTCAGGATTGAATAAGTCTATGGGAAGGCATAAAGATACCCCAAATTGCTCAGATTGTGTGTTTCGGGGTGATTGCTCAGAGGAAAAACACCGAGAGTGTATGGATAATTACATAAACCAGCAAGATGAAATAAAGAAAGATAAACGGAATGGCTAAAGACTGCTCTAAATGCCCCTATAAACTTGCGGCAAAGTTTAAGAAACCTACAACCGATGAAATTGCCAATTATGCCAGAACCATAGGATATACTACTATTGATGTTGGGTATTTCTTCTGGAAAAATGAGTCTGTTGGGTGGGTGGATAATCGTGGACTTCCTTATAAAAACTGGAAAGGGGTAGTCCAAACTTGGTTTAGGGCTGCTAAACGCCGAGGAGAAATTAAGCCGGAAACAAAAACATTTAAAGAAAGGTTTGAGGAGAACAAAAATGAATCTTGAAGAAAAGGGTTATCAATGTGGTCTTGAACAAAGACTCGAACAATGCAAGAAAGACATAGCGGTTTTGGAAGAAAACAAGAGGACGTTGGAAGCGGAATTAGGGCAAGAAAAATGGTCTGTTATGTTAGCAGATTTCGAAATTTGGAACACCAAAAGTTTACGGGTTCTGATAAAAAGAGAAATCATTGAAAATACTCTAAAAAAATTCCCCAACGGGGCTTTTGATTATTTTGTTTTTGATAAAATGGGGCTTGCAAATTGGTTTACCGATGAAACAATTAAGAATCAAACAACATATACAAATATAAGACTCTTATAATGAATCCACTAAAAACCACTCTTGATTCTGTTGCCCAAAACATAATCTCTGGGGTTGAGATTTCCACCGGCTTTCCCCAGCTTGATGATATGAGTCTGGGGTTTAAGCGGGGGGAACTAACCTTGATAGCTGGGAGACCTTCGATTGGTAAAACGGCAATGGTAGTGGATATGTCTCTATTTACCGCCCAGAAGTTCAATACGGGGATTTTCTCTCTGGAAATGGGAAAACAACAACTGATTGAAAGAATGATAACTAATAAACAAGAAGTCTGTTACACAGATTTGAAAAAGGGGTTGGTTGAAGTAAAGAAAGAAACAACAGATTTGTTAGCAACACTTTTGTTGTGGATAGACGATAGAACTGGGTTGACCCCAGTGAATATATGGGAGACTCTTAAAGAAACTCATATTAACTTTGATGTGGTATTTATTGATTATCTTCAATTAGTTCGACCGGCTACAATGAAACGCCAGAGGTATGAAGAACTTGACAGGATTACAGAGAACATCAGGGAGATTGCCAAACAGATGAATATTGCTATGGTCGTGTCTGCACAACTTAATCGAGGGGTGGACAATCGGGAAAACCACGAACCAAGACTATCTGACCTTAGAGAAACAGGGGGAATTGAACAAACCTGTGATAAGATTATTCTTCTTCACCGCCCCGCTTACTATAACATTTATGAACAGAGCAACAAAGACGCTGTGGATGATGGAGAGGCATATCTGATACTGGCAAAGAATAGAAACGGGCCAACGGGACGTATCCCCTGCGTTTGGCTCGGTGGTCAGATGAGTTTTAAAAGTCCAAATTTTAAACTTGAAAGTGAGTTTTGATGGTTTTGCCTTATCCGTATAATTTGTTAAAGTTGCAAAGTGAAGATGATAGGCACTGGCGATTTTTTTGTCCTTTTCACAACGAGACTAAACCATCTTTTACTATAAATAAAACCAACCCTTTTAGATTATTTTTTAGATGCTGGGGTTGTGGGATAAATGGCTCACCCAAAAAGTTTGCAAGATTGATGGGGTTAAAAACTAACCCAATAATAGAAGGTTTTGTAGAAATGCGAAGTGAAGAAAGACCCAAAGTTGATTGGGAAAAAAGACTACAAACAGGGGAATGTCCAGAAGCATTAGAACAACTTGCCGAAATGGTGGGGGTCTCATTAGAAACCATCGAAAAATTTAACATTGGCTGGAATCCAAACAGAGACTATACTAAAAGTGTTTACTTAATCCCTATGTATGATGAAACTGAAATCTGTGGTATTCAGGAGACTTGGTTTGAAAATGGAGAACGAAAGAAGAAATGCCAGAGATATAGCAAACACGGGTGGTTTATAAACCAAAAAAGAAACTATAATTTGTTATCTCCTTGTTTTATTTGTGAAGGATTTACTGATACTGCTGTTATAACTGAATTGGGATATTTGGCTTATGGCAGATTTAATGCTTTAATGGTTGATAGATTTCCTTACCCAATTATATCTGATAGATTGTATATTATTTCTGACACCGACAAATGCGGGATTCAAGGGTCTAAAAAATTGCAGAAGATGATACCGAACAGTAAAATATTATACCCCTTTGGTTTTAAAGACGTGCGTGAGATGTATCTAAAAGAGGGAACTAAGAAAACAAAACAATGGATAGACAGTAATTTATGAAAAAATTATCTTTAAAATCCCTCCGCAAGAAAGCGGACAAAGTGTTTAGTCTGTGGCTTAGACGAAGTAGAGCAGTAAATGGGTTGTGTAAATGTTACACCTGTATTACCATAAAAAAGTGGGAACAAATGCACACCGGTCACTTTCTTTCACGGAAGTTTTTGAATATTCGATTTTCAGAAAATAATGTTCGACCACAATGCCCACTATGTAATATTTTTAAGAACGGAGAACAGTATGTTTTTGGAAAAAATCTTGAGGCAAGCGGGGTAAATGTGGTAAAACTCCAGAAAGAATCCAAGAAAAAGGTCAAAAACCCCAGAGAACTCTATGAATGGGTCATTAAGGAATATACAGAAAGGTTAAAAAATTTATGAAACTTCTTGTTATTTTAGTTGACATTGCTGGTGGAATTGGTATAATAATAATGTTACTATATGTTTTATTGGGGTAAAATATGATATTGTTTTTTGATGCAATTGCAGCCTTTATGGTCTTATTATCATTGTATAAATGTCCTAAAAACAAGAATTGGTGGGCTTTATATTCTGCTGGTTGTCTTATTTTTATTTTTGTTTTTTTGGGTCGAGAATTATATAGTGCTTCAATTTTAAATATTTTTGGGGTATATATAGGAATGAAAAATTATCTCAGGTAAAATATGGTTGACGGAAATAGTGGGAAGGGGGATGTTTACCGAAAGGTTGACAAGAGAAAATTTGACAAAAATTACAAAAAAATTTTTGGGGGCAAGTGCATTTGTCAAGGGGGGTATTTCGAGGATGAGTGGACAGATGCCAGAGGGGTAAGACACAAGTGTAAAACCAGATGTATTTTATGTTCTAAAGGAGACAAAAATGTTAAAGGTAGGTAATAAGGTTAAAGTCATAGCAACAAAAAAAGAATTAGAAAAAATGTGCAGTATTTTTAATGTTCCTCTTTCTGGTGCAACTGCTGTTATTGTGCATATTAACCCAGCTGATGAACTTCCTATTACAATAGATGCTGGCAATAAGTTGAGGGGAACTTGGTATGTGAGAGAAAAAGATATTGAGTTGATTGAAACAAAAGAGGAAACAGGTATGCACGATTCGGGAAAACGTCAGGAGTTTAACACAGGTGCGGTTCGGGATACAGCCGAAGGTAAATCAAGACCCGATTTAATTTCTCCCTTTGCTCAACTTCGTTGTGGAGAGTGGATGAGAAAAGGTGCTGAGAAGTATTCAGAAAGGAACTGGGAAAAAGGTATTCCAATTAGCCGCTGTATTGCTTCTCTGGAAAGACACCTACAACAGTATAAAACAGGGTTGATGGATGAAGACCACCTTGCGGCTATAGCAGTAAATGCTCAGTTTATAATGCATTTTGAGGCAATGGTTGAAAAGGGCTTAATGGCAAGAGAAACAGTTTGTGATATGCCCGAATATGAAAGGAAAAATAATGGAAAAAATAAGTAAGGGGTTTTACTATCTGGGGCATCCCTATACGGTTAAAGACCAACACGGCAACTTTGTTCCAGAAGGTGAGGAGGCCAACTTTAATCTCTGTAACTACCGAAGCGGGAGACTTTTTCTGGCGGGGTATAATATCTATTCCCCCATTTCCCACACCCACCCGATTCACAGAGCTACACCAGAGTTTCTCCAGAGACACGAACATACAATGTGGTATAAGTTAGACCTTGATTTTATTGAAAAAACCAACTTTGATGGGATTATTCTTGCCCCCAACTGGGAAGAATCCTCTGGGTGCAGGTTAGAGAAAAACTGGTTTGAAGAACACGGGAAGATTGTGCTTTTTTACGCAAATATTATTGAAGAAAATATTGGAAAGGATTAAAGTGGAATTACCTATCAATCAGATAATCTGTGGAAACTGTGTAGATGTATTAAAAACCTTTCCTTTATGTGGTATTGACCTTGTGGTTACTTCTCCACCTTATGATAATTTGAGAGATTATAAGGGATATGATTTTCCTTTTGAGGAGATTGTTTTAAGATTAAAGAATGTTCTTAAAACAGGCGGGGTTATTGTATGGGTCGTTGGTGATGCTACGGTTGATGGAAGTGAAACGGGGACTTCTTTTGAACAAGCACTTTATTTTAAAAAATTAGGGTTTAATTTGCACGATACTATGATTTATGCAAAGAACAACTATTTACCTGCACAAAAAAACAGCAATCGTTATGCCAATGGTTTTGAATACGTATTTATATTCAGCAAAAGAAAACCAAAAACCTTTAATCCCATAAAAGAAAAGTGTATTTGGGGGGGAAAAGGAAAAGTTGGAACTTTCAGAGGAAAGAACGGAGAAACTACACAACGAAATGTAATTATAAATGAAGAAAAAACCATTTCTAATATTTGGTTTTATGAAGTTGGGTATATGAAATCAACCAAAAACAAAATTGCCTATCAACACCCCGCCATTTTTTCAGAACAACTTGCTATTGACCACATTAAAAGTTGGAGTAATCCAAATGATGTTGTGTTAGACCCAATGTGTGGAAGCGGAACAACCTGCGTTGCAGCAAAGCAACTTGGAAGAAATTATATAGGAATTGACGTGAGTAACGAATATTGTAAAATTGCAAAAGAAAGGATTTCATTATGACATTAGACCATATTTTTCCCGGCCATTGGACAGCCACAGAAATTGATAGACGCAACCGTTGGACTTGTGAACATCGCCACAACGGGTTAAGGCACGCCAACTGCTATAACAAGGCCCACAACCTTGTTCCACGAATTGGGTTCTTAGACATAGAGACCTCTAACCTAAAGGCCAACTTCGGAATTGCGCTGGCGTGGTGTATGAAAAGAGAAGGGGAAACAGAAATCATTTCAGATGTCTTTAGCAAAAATGATTTGGAGAAAGAGATTCTTGATGCACGGCTTGTAAAGAGTTGTGTAAATGCTCTGGGAACGATAGATGTAGTGATAGGACATTATCTCTCTCGCTTTGATATTCCCTTCCTGAGAACAAGAGCTATAATGCTCGGAATTGACTTCCCTGAATATGGTAAACTAAAAATGATTGACACCTATGATATAGCCAAAAGTAAACTTTGTCTCCACTCCAAAAGACAGAATGTTATCGCCGAGGCATTGCACGGAAAGACTGAAAAAACAAGGTTGGATTTTCATAGTTGGATAGGTGCTTTACAAGGAAAGAAGAAAGACCTTGACTATGTTCTCAATCATTGCATCCACGATGTGAAAGACCTTGAACGCAACTACAATAAGTTGAAACCCTTTACCAGATATAATTTAAGGAGTATTTAATGGAAAAATACAAATCACAATTAGGTTTTGTTCAAGTTCCAATCAAAAGAGGTTTTAATGAAATTGGAAAACTATTTGAAATTTTATGTAATGTGGCACACTCAACAAAAGGAAATGCTTATATTTTAGGTGGTTATGTTAGATGGATGTGTTCTCCTAAAGAAAACCCAACTAAGGCAGGGGACGTAGATATTTATTGTGAAAATCAGGATGTATTTGATTTAATGAAAACCACTTTATTAAATCTTAATTTGAAAGTAAAAAATGATAATCCTATGGCACTTACTTTTGAAACTAATCCAGAGTTTTCCAAAACAGTTCAAATTATCAAACCAATAAAGGATGGGGCTATTGTTGCAATGGGAGGTTTTGAAACAATCTTATCCCACTTTGATTTTACAGTTATTCGTTGCGGGTTAATCAATGAAACAACCGCCTTAGTGGACAGTGATTTTTTACACGATGAAGAACGTAATTTACTTAGATTAAAAAATATTCATTGTCCAATATCTTCTACATTACGTTGTATGAAATATGCAAAGAAGGGGTATTTTTTACAACCGTCAGAATGTTTAAAGTTGTTTGCGGATTGGCAAAATCGCAGTGATGATTATAAATTTAAAATAATATCTGGACTTCAAAGAATTGAGGCCGAGGAACAACTATCAGAAGCAGATATAAATGAACTTGAGAGATTGATGAGGATAGACTAATGGCAGACCCAGACTATGACCCCAAGAAGTTTACTAAAGATTGGTATGGGAATCTAACAAAAAAGAAAACTAAACCAAAACACAGAAAGAAGGTAAAGAAATGAAAGTAGCATATCTACTCTTTGGCATCTTCTGTGTAATAAGTCAGTTAGGTATAGGGTTTATTTCCTTTTGTTTAGGAAGGTGGAAAGAGGGTATCATAGGGTGTCTGTTTGGCATTGCAAATGGGTTAATTTATTTGTGGCCAAAATAATCTATTCTTTCCCTTGGGCTTCTTCTCTTGGTCGGGGGGAAGCCCTTTTTATTTACAGAACGTGCTTAATAACTAAAACAAGAAATGCAACAGCTTCAACGGCAATAGCACTAAGCAATACCATATTAAATGTCCAGTGGTGGGCCAGATGGTTTTGTAAATCTATCTTAATATCTTTCAATATAGTTTCGCACACGGCCATTCGTTCACCTAATGTCTTGTTTTTCATCTGGATTCCTTGTTTGCTAATTTTTCAATCTGCCTTCGAGCCAACTCTTTGGCAAACTCAATCTCTTTAGTTACTCGTTCAATTTTTCGTTCCTCTTTTAAGTTTACCCACCCCGGCTTTAAGAACAACTTTCCTAATCGGGTATTGATATACTTGGAGGATAAATCCCTATAGTTTTCATACCTCTGGTCATTCAAGAACCAGTTGGTAGCAATTCTTCTTGACACCGAGGGGATGGGAATAAACAATGATTCAAGGTTTTTCTGAACACTTTTATTTAGTTCAAGAGGTTCATATTTAATTTCAAACTCTGTAGTTCTTTGCCTTCGGGTAAACTTGGCCTCTTGTTCAGATTGCTCAATAGTTGGGAATTTCTTTCTTAATTTCTTCTGTGCCTTTGGCCCCAAATCATCCCATATCTTATTGTAATTATCATTGGCTATTTTATTCCGAATCCGTTCAGATATTGCAGCAGGAGATAGTGGATAAGAAGTAGTTCCCTGTGAGATAAATTCAGAAGTTCCCCTTGCAAATATTGAAGCCCAACCGTCATTTATACCAGACTCAAACATAGCACCTAAAAACTGGGGAAGTCGAATCTTCAACATCTCTCTTAAAGCAACAAACGCCTTTTCTTTTCCGGGTGTGCTAATCTTGCTTTTTCCAATTTTTGCAGCAATTTTAGCAAATGGGCCTTGTCTTTTTCCCACTTCTTCCCAATCGGGAATTTCCCAGAGTTTGTTTCCCTGAAAATCCCTTCCCGTAATTAACTCAGTTGCTATTCCAATTAAAGCAGTTTCCCTTGATTTGGCATACTGTTCAAGAACACTCAATCGTGGGACTTTCTTTATAAAACCAGCTTGGTTTTTCATTTCTCCTGTAATCAAGCGAGCAATAGTTCTATAGAACTGAATGTCTCCACCACCAAAATCATAGTGAACGTCATTTACTCTAACTTGCCCCCAGTTAGTTGAGCGTGGGTCAATATCAGAAGATATTTTAGGTTCACCCTTTTTGTCTTTATAATAATTTCCTATTGTGTTGGCTATTGCGGAGATTAAAAATATCTTTCCTATCTCAGTTGAGACAAGGGAGGCAGCATACATACGACTTCCCTTGTTGGCAAGTAAAACATAGGGTCGCTTTAGTCTTGAGAAGGTCATTGAAGGGGAAAATAGAACATAGTTTGCCGCTCTTTGAATGGCCTTTCCTTCGGGGTTTTTTGCCCTCAAAATTTTCATAAAAGTATTAACTGTATCTGTATAATTCCTTTTATATGCCTCTAACTGTTTTCCAGTAACTCCCTGTTTTTCCCAATGTTTAGTCTGGATATTATAAAGTTCCTGCATAAAACTATTAGTAGAGGCAACCATACTTCTTTCAGAAGCAACATACCACTTACCCATTCCTCTGACGGGAGCAAGCAAAACTTTAGCAACTTTACCACCGTGTTCTCCTGCTGTCAGTATTCTTCTAAGCAAAGGATAACCATAAGCAAACTGTTCAGGGGCTAATTCTTTTCCCGCCACTTCTGCCCAAGGAACATCGGAGATAAAGTTCATTCCGTGTTGTTTTGCGTCCTGATGTAATGGGTCAGTTAGAGTAGTGTTGTGCATCTTCTCTGCATAGGCAGCACTCATATATGCTCTAACAGCTTTAGTTCCGCCTTTTAAATATTTAATAGGGTGTCTTGCAGCAAAAGAACTTGCCTGTCTAAAGAACTGGACATCATAAGCAAAAGGAGATTTAGCTAACTGAACTATACTCTTTACCACATCCCAGCCGGAAAAAGGTTTCATAGCAGATTGCTTATAGTAAAGTTCTGTAGCAAAGTCTTTTCCAAGAATATCAGAGATATATTGAAACTGGGCGTTTTGAAGAATCTTTCCATTTCTCCAACTCTGTAATGCCCCTCTTGTATTGTTTATTGCAAATGCGTCTGTGTGAACCTCCAGATTTTTTTGGAACAAACTGCCCCATTCTGGAGAAGTAAAATTAGGCGGCGTAATCTCAGGAACTTCTGCAAACCCCTTCATTCCCGCAGTTGCTTTAGTCTGTGCTTCTTCGGGAGAAGTTCCCTTGGCCAACTCGGATTCTAATATGTCTTTATACCCCGCTGCCTGTCTTGCCCTTAACTCTTTAATAGCGGGTTCAGCAACAGTTGTTCTCAAATCCTTTACTGTTTTAAGTTGCTCAAATGCCTTATCTCGAATTGTATCTATGGTTGGAACTTCTATTGGTGTAACTAACCCACGATTAAATGTTTCAAATAGAGAAGGTTCAATAAACTTATTTCCCTCTGGTAAACCCAATGCCTTTTTTTCAGCAATACCTTCGGGGGATTTTAACCAAGTCTGAAAATCAGACTGTAGTTTTTTCATTCCAAATTTCTTGACATTTTCTGCCATTACATCTACAGTTTTGGGTTCACTAATCTTTTCTGTAACTGGGGCAACTCTGCCTCCTCTATATGGGGTAAATACTACACCTTGTCCCGCACCCAATATAATATTACCTGTGTCTGCCCCCTGTATTGCTGCTGCACCACCACCAACAATACCTCCACCACCTCGGCGTAAAAGGGGATTTTTTACCCCGCCTAAAACATCATACAATTTACCTGTTGCATAGGATTTTGCACCCTCCCACCCTTTGTCTTGAAGAAACTCAAACCAATCTTCTTCGGTTTGTTCTTTAGTTGGGGCTTGAAGTAAGCTATGTAAACCAAATGTTCCTGCTGCTGTTTTTGTTGGCATACCCTTTAATTCAAGTATAACTTTTTCAAAATCAACAACAAGATTTTTCCACTTCTCCGGGTCTTTCCAAGACATTTCACTGACAAACAAATGACGTGCATCTTGCCACGCAGATACTTCCCCTGTTCCCCATTTTCTACTGATATAACTTGTAACACCCATTGGGTCAGCAAACCCCGTCAATGCAAATCCTTCCTTTGTAACCTCTGGATTAGTTTTCATTGCATTATAGAAAAACTGAACCTGTTTATTGTATGTTTCATTAACAACAGGTGGTTTTTGTGGTTGAAAATCTGGGGCAAAAGATTTGGGTAAGATACCTTTTTCCGAAAGATACTTAAATATATTATGTTTTTGAAACCAAGTATATCCTCTTTCATCAGGAACTTCTGTGTAAACTTGGTCAAATATGTCAACAGTTTCTGCTGTTGGTTTGTTAATATCAAGAGTATCAGGAGCAATTTGGTCAAAAATATCAGGCATAATTAAAATGTGTATCCTCTCTGTTTCGCAATCTGTCTTGCTTTATTTTTATCTCCACTCGCTTCTTGAAGAATTGACGAAGCAGTGTTTGGGTCAAGCGGGTTTACTCCGAATCCCTGTGTGGGTTGATTTGGTTCTGTTAAAGTTAAAGGTTCACCATAAGTGGTTTCCATTTCACCACCAACAGGCCAGCGTTTATTTACAATATTCATTGCTTCCGCCGGTATTTTTTCCGGCCCGCCAAATCTTTTTGAAGCATAATTTACGGCTTCTTCTTTGTCCAAGAAACTATCATCAGAGGCCAATGCACCAAGAGTTTGTTCTATATAAGCGGGAGTAAATATTGCTTTTTCTGTTAATAATTTCTCCATAGGAACTTCTGTTTCGACCCTTAACTTCCAGATTTCTTTTTCCTCGTCGGTTAAGTAATTAGAATCATCTATGGCTTTCTTTTTAGTATCCAGTTCATCCAATAATTTCTGTCTCTTTTTTTCTTCTCTCTGGAAATCCAACCGAGAGGCAGTTTCCATTTTTTCAATGTCCCACATCTTTGAACGGTTAAATGCCTCTATGTCCCACTGATGTTCAAGTTGAGTCCGTTCTTTCTCCCATTGAACTCGGCGAAGTTCGGTTGCCTGTCTTTCGGCTTGTTCTGTTTCTCGTTGTGTGGCTATACTTTCTCCGGCAAGTTTAGCAAGACCTGTCATAAGTCCGGCTGTGCCGGTTGGTTCAACTTTTATCATTTGTAACTCCCTTTGTCTCCTTGAACTTTTTGCAATCTTCTTCTGTAAAATCACCGCATCCCTGTGGCTTGCTGTCATACCCAAACTTTACTTGCAGGGAACACAGATTATCTTTATTCAGCATTTCACAACCGCCGGATTTATTTAATATTATATCAGAAATATCAGGGGAAACAACCTTCACTGTTTCCCCATCAAAGGTAGTTTTAAGTATTGGCGAACCCATCCAAGTTATAGGTTCTTGTGTCCTACAACAATCACCACATTTTTTACAAAAGCCGTTCGTTTTCATTTTTAATTCCCATAATTTATTTCCTTTTATATCCACCAACCTATTATACCTATGCCAATGAGAGTATATTCTGCATTAAGTGAAGAATAATCAAAAATTCTATTAGAACTACACCCTATAGCTGCGTTTGAGTCATTATCTGTATTTATAGCTTGTGTTCTCAAAACAATTCTATTATACCAGTTAGATTGCCCATTTTTTCTCATTTGAAAATAATGCCCTACCGTAGAACTCAAAATATCGAGAGTAAATGCAACGGCTTTTGCACCCGTTGGAATAATTGAACTCATATCAAGTTGGTAAGTCCCACCATCTGTTTTGAAACTTCCAGTGTAATAAGATTCCCCATTTGTCATAATGTCCGCATCTAAAGTTAAATCAATTTCAGAATTGACCGCCGTAACTTTTGCCCAAGTATTATCAGTTGTATTGTTAACATAATCATTAACAACTACTCCGTTTGTTTGAAAAGTAGCTGTGGCATCTACTAAATGATTTGCAGAGGTTGATGTGGCAGTTCCTTCTTCTTTTCGAAGATTAAAATCCCAAACAGAAGGGTCTCCCCTATCTACAAAACTTGTTGTTAAAAGAGTAAGGTCGCCACTTGCTAAAATAGAAGAACCATTTATTGATTTTATATTTGTTGCACTTACCAATGTGGGTTGAACGGCCAAATCTCCGCTTCCCAAAAGCGTGGTTGAATTTACTGTCTTGATATTAGTTGCTGAAACCAAAGTTGCCTGAACTGCTACATCACCAGAGCCAAGTAATGAAGTAGAATTAACCGTCTTAATATCTGTTCCAGAAACTGCTGCCCCTATTGTTGTGCCATTAGATTTAACAATACCTGTTACAGCCGCTACTATTGGGTCTGTTTCAGTTATAGTTGGTGAAGCAACCAAACCTAAATTTGATAAAGCCGTTAGTATATTTCCAGAGGGTTGAATAATCGGAGTTGCATTGTAAAATCCGAGAAGTTGATTTGTTGCTGTCCCAATTTTTGTTCCAGTAGTTGTGGCTAATGCTATATTTGCCGCCGCCGGTAAAGATAGACCGCCTGTTGCAGTTATTAGACCAGTAACGCCAAGAGTAGTAGAAAACAATCCTGCCCCTGTTACATCCAAAGTAACAGTGGGAACTACTGCTGAACCAATCCTTAAATTACCATTTATATAACTCTGCGTATTTATTCCCAAACCCCACGCTGCGGTAATAGTTCCTGAACCCGGAACATTCTGTCCTGCATCGTAAAAAGCGTATAAAGCAGTTATGGTGCAGTTGGCGTTATTTAAGGTGGGGGCTAACGCCCAATAATGTGCAGCGGTTGTCATTATTGCCCTGCCACCTCCCGTTGTAGAACCCGTTAAAACGATAGTGGAGTAATATGCAGCCGCTGTAACACAGGTATAATTCGTAGGTTCATCAGTAGCCAATGTTAATTCAGGTTGGCCATATGCCCCTAATATGTAACTGGCGGTAGTAGATTTGGTGGCACTTTTAATGGGAGCAAAAGTGGAAACAAATTTCTGGCAATATACAAAAATCAAATTCCCTGTTTTTGTAGACGTGGCATTAACATCCGCCCCGATAACACTTAAATTTGTAGTATCTACAAAGGGACTGTATATTCCTTTTCCCGTTACTATTGCCGTAGTATTAAAAGCCACTTGGCCGGTTGAAACAATAGATGTTCCCTTTAAGGTTGTCCCGTTAAAAGTAAGATTGGCACTATCAATCAAAAGTCCTGCGGTTGAGGCATAAGGTATTCTTGTTATAGTAAGGCCACTATCAGTGATATTTGCAAAGGTCGGACTATCCCCTGATTTGTAATAAGTGTTTGTATCAAGTCCCAACAATCCCGCCGTAACTTTCATTAACCCCGTTCCACCACCAAGATTTGTAAAAGTCTGTGGTGTTGTTTGGTCAAGATTAAGAAAACCAGTAGCAGAGGCATAATAAGCGCCGTGCTGGCCATCCAACAGGTCGGCGTTAAGGTTTGTATTAAGGGTAGTTGAAATGCAAGCAAAAGGGGAAGTTCCAACTGCGATATTGGAAATAAAATTAGTTCCTGTTACAACACCACCAGAAGTTAATGCACCACTTAAAGTAAGACTTCCCGTAAGGGCAAAAGTTCCAATAATGGTAAGATTTCCGTTTATAGTTCCCCCAGCAAACGTGGGGGTAGAATTATATCCAAGGCGGGAAGAAAGTTTCTGAATAGCTTTCCTTACGCTTGTCCAGTCCCCATCAATAATATTTGGAACAAGACCCATATAATGTTCTCTTATAAAACTTTCATACGACCCAGCGGGTAGGAATAAGTTACTTTATTTGTTGGTGCAGTAGTTTGACCTTGAGACGTTTGCATAAGCATTTGTGCAATCTGTGAATAATCAGGGTAGGTGTCCTCTCGTCTTTCAATCGCACCAGCTTTTTGGCCAAGAGCAGAGGCATATCGTTCTGTTCTAATGTCCTCTAATTTTAACCGTGCGGTTGCACCTGTTTCCTGTTCCCACTTTGCACCTGCCGTTGCAGGAATTGAAGTTCCATATAAACCAGATTCAATGCTTTGAGAAGTTGCAGAAGCCACATCTCTTTTCTTTGTTGCCTCAAGTTCGGCTTTATAGCCAGCCCCAAAAGTTCCGGTCGGGGAATATTGTTCTGCAATCTGATTATAAATACCCATCATCTCATCATATCGTTTTAAATTTGCCGCCCTTGCTTCATTTGCCTGATTAGTGGCCTGTTGAATATAACTTTCAAGGTCATTTCCACCAACAGAGGATTTCAACGCCTCATATTGAATAATATTTCCAGAACCTTTTATACCTTCAAGTTGTTTAGCAGTAAGAGCCATATTAAATCTCCTTTATTTTACCCTACCAACTGGAACAACTTCCCCAGTCAATTTCTCAACTGCCCACGTCTTGTCCACAGTAGAGTTATATAATTTAATTCCAAGGTAAGCCCCTCGGACTTTCTTTCGTATTCTGTTCTGTCTCCCTGTTGTAACAATGCTTCCCGTCTCCTGTGCGGTTGCACCATCTGTAATATTCTCAAGAACCGTCTCTCCGTTGTTTCCTCTATGAAGTTCATAATTAACACTATCAGTATCTTTAAAAGTTGTTCCAGCAACACCACCAGCAGTTGTTATAGTGAGGGAGTTTAACTTACCCTCCAAGTCCTCTGCATTTCCCAACGGAGTTACAATAGAGCAGTAAGAACTAATTGCAGTTGTTCCAACATTGATTGCATCGGCAGTTGTGTTATCACTTTTTAAAGTATCATTAAATCTACGAATATATCCATCTTTACAACCCACAAGTAAATCTGCATAATCAGGGTCATTGGCAGGATAGTTAAATAATGAATATGCCCCAGAAGAAGTCGGGTAAGTTTCGGGAAAGAAACCTTTAGTTCTTAAATCATACCAGTAATTTTTATTAGTCCCATCTGAAAGTTTGGTTATGGTTATTACTATGCCAAGTCTTTTTCTATCGTATCCCATACAAATTCTATGGGTTGACGGGTCAACACCTTCATCATTTACAATATCAGGAAGAAGAACTCCAGTCAGAAGTTCAGGTTTTGTAATTATTCCCCCCTCAATTCTTGAGGCATAAATTCCACCAGTTCCCCAGAAAAAGAAAGAACCTTCATTATCTATACACCAAGAGTTTGCCCCAAATATTCCCACTGTCAAATCAAAGGAGTCAATACTTCCCCCACTTAACGGGTCTCCTCTCATATACCACATTGAGGAAGCACATCCAAAGATTAGAATATCATCTTTGTAGGGGGTCAGAGAACGAATAATATCGCCTATCTCTCCTGCGTCTGCATCGTTGCCCATACAGGCGGACATTGCGTCTGTAGCAGAGAAATTCCAATCATAAAGATTGGCTATTCTTGACATATACCACTGGTTAGGGTAGTTGGGATTTCCCGCACGAACTCCACGAC